AGTAGCTGTCTTTGGTACTTTATTTAATAATATTAAAATTTTAAGACAGGGTGCTACAGAAGAAAAGGTTCCAATTGCGTACGGCCCAAGAAAGAAATTTTTGGCACGTATTCAATCTGACACATCAGGTTCTACCGCAGAAACAATAGCGATTAAATTGCCTCGACTTAGTTTTGAGATAACATCGATGGAATATGATAACGAAAGTAAGTTAAATCGTTTTAATAAAAAGTTTATCCCTATCGAAGGAGATACAAATAAGGTTAACACACTTTATCAAAGCGTTCCTTATATTATAGGAATGCAACTAAATGTTTATGCTCTTAATCAAGACGAAGCGTTACAAGTAGTAGAACAGATTTTGCCTACTTTTTCTCCTGAATACACAGTAAGTATAAAAGAGCTTGAGGGATCTAATACAGCTACTGATGTTCCTATTATATTAAACTCTCTTACTCTTAATGATGATTATGAAGGTGACTTCGAAACTAGGAGAACTATATTATATACCCTTGATTTTAGTATGAAGATAAAGTTTGGTGGTGGAGTCACTAAGCAAGGTTTAATAAGAACTGTAGACACTTTCTTGTTTGATGATGTTAACACTGCTTTAAAAACAGCTAATCCGTACGGTGTTAATAATGAAAATATTCGGGTTGCAGTAGCAAATAGTGATAGTGCTCCATTAGACGACACTGACACTATAACAACCACATTTGGTTTTGATCATGGATCGTGAAAATGAAAATAATGAAGACACTGAAGAAAAGCTTGAAATAACTGAAATTCCGCAAATAGAAGTTTCAAGCTCTCAGATTGTAAACGACACAGAGACTGATATCGAGTATTCTCGAGACAAGATGAAGTCTTTGATTGATCAATCGTGTGAAGCTATAAACCATATGATGGCACTTGCTTCAGATTCAGAGCATCCTAGAGCTTTTGAGGTTTTATCTACAATGATAAAGCACACTAGTGAGATGTCACAAGATCTTATTAAACTGCAAAAGACCCGGAAAGATATAACGCAAGAAAAAAGTGGACCTTCGAGCACGACGACAAACAATTCTATTTTTGTTGGTTCGACTACAGATTTGCAAAAGTATCTTAAAAAAAATAATGAAGATGATAAATCTATAGATGTCTGATAATTTGGTAAATGGTAATGGCGGTTACATGGGTAATCCGCTTGTAAAAAAGGATGGCTTGCAAACAGCATTTTCGGCTGAAGAAGTTGAAGAGTATGTTAAATGCATGAATGATCCTATATATTTTGCCGAAAAATATGTAAAGGTTATATCTCTCGATAAAGGATTAGTTCCATTTAAACCTTATGAATATCAGAAAAAGATGTTCAAACAGTTTAATAGTAATCGATTTAATATAGTTCTTGCTTGTAGACAGTCTGGAAAGTCTATTTCATCAGTAATTTACATTTTATGGTATGTTCTTTTTAATTCTGAAAAGACCGTTGCTATACTTGCTAACAAAGGATCTACAGCAAGGGAAATGCTAAGCAGAATTACTCTTGCACTTGAGAACCTTCCATTTTTCTTGCAGCCTGGATGTAAAGCTCTTAATAAAGGATCTATTGAGTTTTCAAACAACTCAAAGATTATTGCTGCTGCTACATCAGCTAGTTCTATTCGTGGACTTTCCGTAAACCTTCTTTTCCTTGATGAGTTTGCATTTGTTGAGAACGCAAACGAATTTTATACTTCTACTTACCCTGTAGTTTCTGCTGGTAAAGAAACGAAAGTAATTATTACTTCTACAGCCAACGGTATTGGAAATATATTCTGCGGACTTTGGGAAGGTGCACAGAAAAAGAAGAACGAGTTTGCTCCATTCAGAGTGGATTGGTGGGATGTTCCTGGTAGGGATGAGGCGTGGAAAGCAATGACTATTGCCAACACATCAGAACTTCAATTTGAACAAGAGTTTGGTAATAGCTTTATTGGAACATCAAACACTCTTATTTCATCTAATACTCTTCTAGGCTTGCAAATGCATTCACCTGAAAGGCGGCATAGGGGAGTAAAATATTACGAAGATCCGCAAGAAGATCATCAATATGTGATGACAGTTGATGTTTCAAAAGGACGAGGACAAGATTATTCGACTATCACTGTCATTGATTCAACATTCGGAAAATTTAGACAAGTTGCTACATTCAGAGATAATATGATATCCCCTATGATTTTAGGAGATATTATTGTAAGAGTGGCGAGAGAATATAATGAAGCTTTAGTCATTATTGAAAATAATGATGCAGGAATGGTTGTATGTAATGATGTTTATTATGAGCATGAATATGAAAATATGTTTGTGGAATCTAGTGTTCGTAAAAATGGCATCGGAGTAATGATGACAAAAAGGATTAAACGTATTGGGTGTTCTAATCTAAAAGATTTAATTGAATTAGGCAAGCTTAATATTATTGATGAAAACACAATATTGGAACTTTCCACCTTTGAGGTAAAGGGAAGTTCTTATGAAGCTAGTTCTGGTAACCATGACGACTTAGTAATGAATTTAGTTATGTTTGCTTGGTTCGTATCATCTGAAGCATTTGGAGATATATCAACTGTCGATTTAAAAGAGATGCTATTTAAAGAAAAGATGGAGCAGATCGAAAATGATGTTCCTCCATTTGGAATTATAACAAATTCTGCAGATACTGGTAGTAAACATGAAGAATTGGTTAATGAAGTTAAAGCATGGCACGATCTCTAAACCTATTGGTGTATAAATAGAAATATTGAAACAATCTTATAATGAATCAACTTATTAATAACACATTGAAAGGAAAAAACTAAAATGGCATTTCAGGTATCACCCGGAGTAGAAGTCAAGGAAATAGACTTGACAAATGTGATCCCCGCAGTATCGACATCGATCGGTGCGTTTGCAGGTCACTTCAGCTGGGGTCCTGTGGGAGAAGTAAGATTAGTATCTTCTGAGAAGGAACTAATTAATGAATACGGAGTTCCGGTGGATACAACCACTGGTGGTCAGTACGATAACTACACTTCATTCTTACAGGCCGCAAGCTTTTTAAAATATAGTAATACGCTTCGTATTTCACGAGCATGTTCAGAAAACGCAAAAAACGCGGCTGGATCGCGACACGGTGCAGACACAACAGTAAAACTAATCAAGAATGACGATGAGTTTGCTGGAATAACTTTTAACGGGGCTAAACCCGGTGTTGTTCAAGCTCGCTGTCCAGGAACTGCAGGCAATAGCCTAAAAGTACAGTTCGCGATTAATATTGTTAACGGAGGAAATTTTGACGATAGTACTATAAATAATAATTTTAGTCAATTGCCAACAACAACTGCTTGGGCTTCTGCTAATGTAGCTTCTGATGCTAATGACGAAATTCATATCGCCATTATTGACGAAGATGGAGTCTTTAGTGGTGTTAAAGGTACGATATTAGAAATCTACGAAGGACTTTCGTTGTACTCGGATGCTGTTAAAGATGGTGGTTCAAACTATTATAAAACAGTTATAAATCGCGATTCTAAATATGTGTTTATTAATGAAGCTGCATTTGCTGCAGAGTTTACTGGTACTACACATGCATCTCCTGGAAATGCTGGTTCAAGCGGTAAAAAGTTTAATGCCAGTAACCTTGCATCTACCTCTTCATCAAACAGCGCATTTTCTTTCTCTTTGGTTAATGGTATTGACGGCAGTGGCGCGTCTGACTTTACAAAAGTGGGAAATGTTACAACAGCTTTAGATCAGTTTAAAAACCCAGAAGCAATTGATATTAATCTTTTGTTTGCTGAAGTAGATCCAGATCCATCGAACGCTAAGGTTATTGGTGACAAGGTTGTTGCAATATGCGGAACAGATCGTAAAGATTGTGTAGGATTTATTTCCCCACATCCTACAGCTTCTGATGCTTCAACAGTTGTAGCTGATCTTAACTTCAACAATTCTTATGTTGTTCTCGATTCCACTGCAGTTTATGTGTATAATAAGTACAATGATACTTTCCGTTATATTCCTGCAAACGGCCACGTTGCTGGTCTTTGTGCAAGGACTGACGACACTAACGATCCATGGTTCTCACCAGCTGGTTATAACCGAGGAAACCTCCTTGGAGTAACTAAGCTTAAGTTTAACCCAAATAAAGCAGACAGAGATACACTCTATAAAGCAGGTGTTAACCCAATTATTTCAGAGCCTGGTCAAGGTATTCTGTTATTTGGAGATAAGACTGCACAGAAAAAGCCATCTGCCTTTGATCGTATTAACGTTCGTAGGTTGTTTGTGGTTCTTGAAAAAGCAATCTCTACAGCATCTAAATTCCAACTCTTTGAGCTCAATGATGAGTTTACGAGAGCAATGTTTAGGAACATGACCGAACCATTCCTTAGAGATGTTAAAGGAAGACGCGGTATTACTGATTTCCTAGTTGTTTGTGACGAAACAAATAATACAGGAGACATTATTGATACTAATCGGTTTGTTGCAGATATTTACATTAAACCTGCTCGTTCAATTAACTTTATTACATTAAATTTTGTTGCAACAAGAACAGGAGTTGAATTCTCTGAGATCGTTGGAACTGGTAACTAATAAATAACAAAAAGAAAGAAAAACTATTATGGCAACAGTAGACGATTTTAAAGCAAAGCTTATCGGTGGTGGAGCAAGGGCAAACCTTTTTAAGGCGACCATTGCTTTCCCAGCGTACGCTGCAGGAGATACTGAGCTTACACAGTTTATGTGTAAAGCTGCACAACTTCCAGCCAGCGTTGTTGGTCAGATTGATGTTCCCTATCGTGGACGTCAAATGAAAATAGCCGGTGATCGTACATACGAAAACTGGTCGGTAACAATTATTAATGATACCGGGTTTGAAGTTCGCGACGCAATGGAGCGTTGGCAGAATGGAATAAACTCACATGTATCAAATGGTGGTTTGACAAACCCATCTGATTATGAGGCTGATATGTCAGTTGATCAGCTTGATAAGAACGGAAACGTTGTGAAAACTTACACATTTAGATCGGCATGGCCGGTAAATGTTTCGAGTATTGAAGTGAGTAATGACTCTGCTGATACTATCGAGGAATTCACTGTCGAATTCGCTTATCAGTATTGGGAGTCAAACACCACAAGTTAAAACAATAGAACGGGGAGGTCCAATCCCTCCTCGTTTTATTATTATAAATAATGTATTATGGCGATAAATTTATTTGGATTTGAAATTAGTAAAAAGGTTTCATCACAACAAAAAGTTGAACCAGTATCACCTATACCTAAACCTAACGATGAATCTGCATCAACGGTGGCAGTTGGAGGAGGTTACTATGGTCAATATGTAGATCTTTCAAATACCGATACGGTTTCAGACCACGAACTAATTCGCAAATACCGTGAAGCAGCGATGCAGCCTGAATGTGATGCTGCTGTTTCTGATATTGTAGATGGAGCTATTGCGTCATCAGATGAATCTGCTCCGGTGGATTTGACTATGCACGATTTAGATCTACCTAATAATGTAAAGAAACAAATAATTAATGAGTTTAACCGAGTGTTGAAACTCTATAAATTTAATAGAAATGCCTCAGAGTATTTTCGTAATTGGTATGTTGATGGTAAAGCATACTTTAATGTAATTATCGATCCTAATAATCCTCAGAAAGGTATTGTAGAACTTCGGCCTGTTGAATCAACGCACATTAATAAAGTTAAAGAAGTAAAACAAGAAACTGATAAAAAGACAGGATTAGAATATGAAAAGGTTGTAGACGAATATTACGTTTATTCTCCTGACCTCGGAAATAATGGTGTTGATAAATTAAACGGAATTAAGTTCGCAACAGATGCAATTATTCAAGTTAATTCTGGAATAATGGATCCTGATAAAATACGAACAGTTGGCCATCTTCATAAAGCGATGAAGCTTGTTAATCAGCTTCGCTATATGGAAGATTCTTTAGTTGTTTATCGTGTTTCACGAGCTCCAGAAAGAAGAATCTTTTATATCGATGTTGGTAACCTTCCAAAAGGTAAGGCTGAAGAATATGTTCAACAAGTTGTTTCTCGTTATAGAAATAAACTTGTATATGATGCGAATACCGGAAATATCAGCGATGATCGTAGACATATGTCAATGCTTGAAGATTTTTATCTTCCTAGGCGAGAGGGTGGAAGAGGAACAGAAATTACTACGCTTGGTGGTGGAGAAAACTTAGGTCAGATTGAAGACGTACAGTTTTTTCAACGTAAACTATATCGTGCACTTAATGTTCCTGTTGCAAGGTTAGAACAAGACACAGCATTTAGTGTTGGACGTGCAAGTGAAGTTTCAAGGGAAGAAGTTAAATTCCAAAAGTTTATTGATCGTTTAAGGAAGAAGTTTTCTTTCATGTTAATGGATGCTTTGAGGATACAGCTCATCCTTAAAGGTGTCATCACAGAAAAAGATTGGGGTGAAATTGAAGAATCTATTAACATTAACTTCCTTGAAGATAACTATTTTGCTGAACTAAAAGAATTTGAAATTCTTAGAGAACGTTTAGAAATGTCGCAAATGCTTGAAGATATTGTTGGTAAGTATATCTCTGATAAGTATGTACGTACAGTCATACTTAAACAATCTGAGGAAGATATTATGCGCTTAGATGCAGAAATTGAAGAAGAAGGTTCAGGAGATGAAGGTGATGAATTTGAAGATGAAGATATTTAAATCTCTAAAACATAAAAAGTATAAATAGTATTAATAACATGAGTGATATTGCTAAAGAATTATTTAAAAGTATTGTTACCGATACGGCTTCACAAGAAGATTTTGGTAGCGCAATACAGCAAAAAATGGATCAAGCTCTGGATGTTCGTAGAGCCGGTATTACCGCAGATATTTACAACAAACAAGTTCCAAGCTCTGAAACTGTCGTTGAAGAATCAGTAGATCTTGAAGAATCAAGTAAAAATAAAGCCCTTGTGAAGGACCTTGAAAAGCTAATTAAGAATCCTGATCCTAGTAGAGTTAAGGAATATGGTGGCGGCACTAAGTATGTTGATATGCTAAAAAGCAAATTGGCTAAGTTGCAAGAAGATAATACTGAAATCGTAGAAGCTTCTAAAGGAG